GGTCAAGCTGATAATGCTAGATTTAATTATTTAGTATCGGCCTGTTTGGTGTATTCTGATACTAAAGAGCCTTATTTTAAAGGATATCAGGACTACTTAAATAGGGCCGGCGAACCTATTTCCGTATTAGCTGCACAGCATTTGGCGTCTATGTTATATGGTTTAGATAGCGACTATGAAGAAAAGTTACCAGAAAATAAATTTTTGATTAAGTATAATTTTGTTGATGATAAACTAAGACTAGTTAATAAAGAAGGTAAACTAATAGACGAAGAAGGCAGACTAATAGATGAAAATGGTAGATTCATTAATGAAAAAGGCGAATTCGTGGATAAAGAAGGTAATATCGTTAACTCGAAGGGAGACTATCTTTTCGAGTTCCAGCCTTTCTTGGACGATAACGGGCAGCCAATTCTTGAAAAGAAAGCAGAACCACAACCAGTTGAACAAACAGAATCATCAGATTCTTAATATTTATCTAGTATCTTTTAATAAAGAAAATGTCCCATCTTCTATATTTAGAGGGTGGGATTTTTTTTGGAGATAATAAATGGCCAAAAGCTTTAATCTTACTGCTCAAATTAATTTACAAGGCCCCACAAATATCAAGCCTGTGGTTGCACAAATTAAAAGAGAACTTGGCGCTATCAATACTGATCTGAGTATAAAGTTTGATCCTAAAGCAGCAAAGGGTATTGATGTTTTAACACAGAAAATGCAGGTGTTAAATAAAGCATTAATTTATACTAATAAAAATGCACAAACTTTAGGTTCCACATTAAATTCTTTGGGTTCTTCTATAAAAGGATTAGGCGCCATCAACAAGGTTGCCGCTTCTGTTAATAACGCTAATAAATCAATAAATAATACTGCTAAGGTAACCAAAGCTGCAACATCTCAAATGCAGGATTTTGGTAAACAGTCTGCTTTGGCTATCAGAAGATTTGCTGCTTTTAGCGTTGTAACAAGCGGAGTATTGTCGTTAGCTAATGCTATTAGAGTTGGTACAAAATCTTTTATAGACTTTGATAAACAATTAATTAGGCTTCAACAAGTAACAGGCGCTGGTGCTGTTGGCATAAAAGCTTTGCAAGACGAAATTACTAGTTTGGCTATTAACCTTGGTGTAAGCAGCGAGTCCTTGACCGAAGTTGCTGTAACCCTAGCTCAAGCCGGTTTTAGTGCCAGAGAAACACAACAAGCATTAGCAGCTTTGGCCAAAACGGAACTTGCTCCATCATTCGATAATTTAACGGATACAACAGAAGGCGCAATTGCTGCTATCCGTCAATTTGGAATAGAAACTAAAGACTTAGAAAAAGTTCTTGGTAGTATAAATGCTGTAGCAGCAGCATTTGCTGTAGAATCAAGCGACATTATTACTGCGATTCAAAGAGCTGGTGGTGCTTTTGCTGCTTCTAGCAAAGGCGTTAGTGAAGGAGCAGATGCTCTTAACGAATTTATTGCCGTGTTTACAAGCGTTAGAGCCACAACTCGTGAAAGCGCTGAAACTATTGCTACTGGTTTGCGCACAATATTCACAAGAATTCAGAGAGGAAGCACAATAAAATTTCTTGAAGAATTTGGCATACAACTTACTGATATAGAAGGCAAATTTGTTGGGCCATTTGAAGCTGTTAAAAGATTAAGTGTGGTACTTAGAACTCTTGATCCTAGAGATTTAAGATTCTCACAAATAGTAGAGGAACTTGGTGGATTCCGACAAATCAGTAAAGTTATTCCTTTAATACAACAATTTGCAGAATCCGAGAAGGCTTTAGCTGTGGCACAAAAGGGACAGAGTAGTTTGTCCGAAGCTCAGGTTAAAGCTCAACAAAGTTTAGCAAATCAATTAGCAAGAGTTAGAGAAGAATTTTTAGCTTTGATAAGGGCTGTTGGTCAGAGTCAAACTTTCCAAGCTTTATTTAAAATTGTATTAGGATTAACCAGTGGATTAATAAAATTAGTTAGCGTATTTAAACCCATATTACCTCTTTTTGCTGTGCTAGGAGCTTTCAAAGGAGCTTCTGCTTTAACAAAATTTGCTGGTGGATTTATTAAAAATATAGGAGGCGGAGGAGGAGGCACGGGTGGAACATCAACAGGCGGCCCAATTCCTCCACAGGGCGGTCCCACAGGAGGATCATCTTCGGCAGCTGCCACAACCTCATCAACAAAACTAGCAGATGAACTAATATCAAACACTAAATCTGTTAATCAGAATACCACAAGTCTAGACAATCTAACAGCGGCTATCAATAATCTAAAAACTTCTGGAGGATCTGTATCGGGCTTTGCCAAAGGGGGATTTGTACCAGGAAGTGGTAATAGAGATACTGTGCCAGCCATGTTAACCCCTGGTGAATTTGTTATAAGAAAGAAAGCTGTTGAAACTATTGGCGCAGATAAATTACATAAGATGAATAAATATGCTGGTGGAGGTAAAATACAACTGCCATCTGGCGGACCGACTGAATTCACTCATCTTGATGCTAGGGTAGAACCAAAGAATTTTTCTAAAAAACTTAAGAAATATCTTGAATCACAACAAATGGAAGTTTCTGGGATATATTCAAATATGGGACTTGATTTACCTAAAACTTGGAATAGAGACTGGGCTCAAGCAAGAGACGAGGAAGGAGCATTTTCTGATAATTTAGCAAGCTATATTAGATCAAAAGATGTATTCAAGACTTTAAAATCTGGTTCTAAAAAATATAGATTCACCGGAAGAGGAGATTCTATTGCTCAACAACTATTAATAGATAATGCTAATGATATTAAACAACAATTAGCAGATAATGTTAAAGGAGTATCAGCATTTTATGATGTGGATCCCGATGTATCAAGAATATTGCCCGGCTTACTTACAGATAGCATACGCTCTATCTTATCTAAAGATGATTCCACTAACCTTATAAAGGGATTTAAAGAAAAATCTGTTTATAAAGAAGGTACCCAAAGAAAAAAGATAAATGAAGCTTTTAGACAAAATTTGATGTTTGGCGGATTTGTGCAAAAGTTTCTTCGTGGAGGAACGGTAGAAGAGACATCTAGATTAGAAAATATTAGTTTACAGGATTCTATTCTTTCTTGGTTAAAAGAATTAGGAGGTATCCAAGGGGTTAAACAAGCTAGCGGAATAGGTGGTAATGATAGAACACTTGATAGTATATTAAGAGCCAATAGTATTAAGTCTGGAAATGCAGAAAAATTAAAATCTGCTGCAAATGCAATAAATAAAGCATTATCTAATAAAGTGAATAAACAGGTTAGAGAAGCAGAATCTATAAATAAAAATTTAAAATTAGCAATAGTTGGTTTAGAACCTTTAGGTTTTAGTGATGATAGGGTATTTGATACAGGGTTTGGCAAAGCAGCCCTCTTATTAAGAGGCTTGCCAAATGATCCTATGTATGCTTCTCTGATAGAACAAACTAGACAAGGCGTTGGTCAATTATCGACTAATCTCGCCAAAGGATTGCAATCTGTTGGCGCTTTTGGTGGACAAAAACCAATAGCTTTAGATTTTGATGAAACATTGGTTAGTGGCGCAGATATTTTCGATGATTTAGGGAATATAGATATAGCAGCATATGGCGATCTCGATAGGGTTAAAAAAGCATTAAAAAATGGTAAATTAACATCACTTGCTGAAAAATTAAAATCTATATTAGAATTTGATCCATCTTTTATAGATAATATAAGGGTTTTGACAGCGAGAAATCAGAGTAATGCTCCATTATTAGCCCAGAGATTAAATGAATTAGGATTGCCAATACCGGCAAGTAAAATTACTGGCACTTCTGGTGGAGGAGCAACAAAAGCTACGGCATTAGGAGTTAGTGAAAAATTAATAGATGATAATTATGAAAATATTTTAGCAGCAATAAGACAAGGGAAAACAGCTAAACAATACGCTGAATTAAGAGATATCAGCGAGGCAGAATCAAGAGCAAGCGGCATAGCAAATGCTGAAGGAGCTATACTACAAATAGCTTTAGCTAAACTTGGTGCTCAGGGTGGAACCATCAAAGAAGCTGCTCTAGATTTTGAAAATGGTTTAGGACTACAAGCATCTCAAGTTTTTGGTTTACCTCCTGATATACCAACAGAAGTAAAAAGAACATTAAGTAGTGCCGCAATAGGACGAGCAGAAGATGAGTTCAGAAGATACTTTAGCGAAACCTATGGTCCATTTGCTAAAGGATCAGATGTTTATAGCATTAGCAAAACCACCGGATTGCCAGTTAGTAGATTTGCAGATGGTGGGGAAGTAATATCAAGAGGTAATGTAAAATACTTAAAGTCTGATATAGAAAAAGCTATGCAAAGCATGGGTTTATCTTATGATGACTTCTTTAAAAAAATAAGTGCGCCAAACAGCTCATTCGATCAATTTATGGTTGGCGGATTTGGTCCAGAGGCCATAGAGTTCCCCAAAAACTTGAGACCATATACTCCCAAATCTTTTGTTCAAGAAGAAATGGAAAAAGCCTCTGCTGCAAAAAATGCTAGGATACAAGCGGCTTTGGAAAAACGTGGACAAAGAATGAGAGAATATGAACCAAGAGCAAGATTTGCTTTTGGTGGACTCGCAACATCTAATGATTCTGGTTTTGAAAAAATTAGGAAAAAAATTATAGATGAATATCCAGATATTAATTTCAGAATCTCTAAGAGAAAAGGAGGATTTGGATATAATATATTAGGAGGATTAAAACAAGAAGGTAGCAACATTGGTAATTATGCTGAATTTAAACAAGCCAGCAATCTGTCTAAACTACAAGAAGTTGCTGATAAGATGGCTTCGTCTCTTTTATATGAGTATGGACCAAACATAGATCCGTCACTTTTAAAGAAAAAAAGAAAATTCGCTAAAGGAGGATCAGCTGAAGATACTGTTCCGGCGCTATTAACTCCTGGTGAATTTGTTATAAATAAAAAAGCTGCTCAAAAAATTGGTTATGGCAAATTAAATAAATTAAATAAAGCAGATAAATTACAAGGGTATAATAAGGGGGGTCCTGTTGGATTTGTTCAAAAGTTTGCTGCCGGAGGAGATGTTGAAGAACTATTCACAATATTAGCAGAGCAAGCTGGTAAAACTCTGAAAGAATTTGAGCAAAATATTAAAAATCAAATATTGGAAAGATCTCTTAGCGGAGAAGCAGGAAGAAAAAGTAGCAGATTAGATCTGCGCAAAGAATTTGTAAAAACAAAACTTAAATTTAGTCCTGATGATTTGAGAAACCAAGACAATCAACAGCAAGTAAGAGAATCATTACAAAGTTCATTAGAAGGATTATTGGATCCATCAGAATTAAATGATGCTATAGATGAAATAATTTATGGTTTAGGTACAGGAGCAACATCATTAGAAGAAATAGCTAAAATTTCTCCCGAAGTAGCAAAAGCTTTAGATAGCGCCAGGGATCAATCCTTATCACTAGCAGATGCTCATAAACAACTAGAAGATGAAATGGGAGCCCTCACTGATTCTGTTAAAGTAACAGCAGAAGAAATGCAGGCTTTCGAGTATAAAAAATCTGGCAAAGCTCAACAGGAATTTGGCATGCTTGGTAATTTTAATCCTGCTGGAGCATTAGCATTTAAGCAGAGTCGCGCGGGTGGCAGATTATTAGGAGCGGCTCAAAATTTTATGCAAACTGGTGGTCTTGGAGGATTACCAGTTATTGGTAAAGGCATAGGCAGCTTGAGCAAGGCTTTAGAGAACTTACCAGGGCCAATAGGCAATGCTATAAAAGCAGTAGGAGGATTACCCGGTGCATTTGCTGCTGTAACATCTATCATAGGAAGCGAAGTAATTCCACAGCTATTAAAAGCAGCTAATATGGGAACTAGCGAAATTGGAGCTGGGATAGGTGGTGCATTAGCAGAAGGTGGTAGCAGAGCTGCTAGCATGGGAGCATTGGGTGCCCAAATAGCAGGACCCATAGGTGCGGCCGTTGGTGTTATTACAGGCGCCCTTTCTGGCGCAATCCAAGGATTTACTAATGCATTCAGGACTAAAAAACTAGAGAACAGTCTTGCCAAATTGAATAGTAGCATAGAGAATGTTGATAAGGCTTTTGCTAATTTGGCTGAAAAAGATAACATACAAAATGTCGTGGCTGCTCAAAAAAGTTTGGGAGGACTAACGACTTCTTTCAAAGATTTACAAGTTCAAGCAGAAGTTTCTTTAGGAGAAAGAGCAGCAAATGTTGTTTCGTATGGCGCACAAGGAACAGGTTATGGAGCACTAGGCGCACTTGCTTTATTGACCGGAGGAGGTTTGCTTGCTGCAACTGGAGTTGGTATTCCTGCTGGCGCAACAGCGATGGCTGCTGGAGGAACCCTTTTGGCTGGTGGAGCTATAGGTCTTGGTTATGGAGCGATAAAAGGTCCAGATGAATTAGATGACGAAGCTTTACAAGCATCATTAAAAGCGGCTGAAAAATATATAGAAGGATTAAATCAATTAGCAGAAAGAGATATAAAACTTCAAAGCTTGACCAATCTAGAAAAAACAACCAAAGTTATTGATCAAATTAATAAAGATCTATTAGATAATAAAATTACTTCTAACGAAGCAGAAGCTCTTAAAAAAGCAGAGTTTATTCGATTGGGTACACAAGGGGCAGCTGTTGAAAATGCTCAAAGATCAGCGTTAATTAATGCTGGAATTAATATTCGACCAGATCAACCATTAGCGCAGCAAATCCAGGGAAATGAGGACGCTACCATAATAGCAGCAGCTGCCGCAGAAAATGCCGCGTATATGGCTGGTATGGAAAAGCTAAAAAGATTATATGGTGAAAATAGTGATATGGTTCGCAAAGAAGGTAAAGACAGAGATAAAGTAATACAAATGGGAAGAGAAGAACTTGGTATGAGAGAGTACCAGATGGCATCTGTGGAAAAACTTACCAGACTCACAAAAGATATGGCCAAGCAAACAGAAGAACTAGCTGCTGCTTATACAAGAGCATTGGCTCAAATAGGCAGATTCAAAGATGAATTAGAAAATTTTGTGCTTCAAACTGGTCAAAGCGCCGCCTTGTTAACAGGCGAAGGTGGAATGGGACAGGTTAATAGGGGTCAGGAACAAATGCTGCGAAATATGACAGCATATACAGCGGAAGAGTTGAAGCCTGTTTTAGAAAATGTGGCAAAATTAGCTGGCGGAGGAGAACAAGCTCAAAAATTAACACAAAGTATACAAGCTAGCAAAATAATGCAACAAATATTGCCAGATTTATTGAGAAACACACCCGGACGAGATGTTGGCAGTGTTCTAAAACAATTAGACGAATCTTTAGGAGCGGTAGGAATTGGGGAATCTGTTCGAGATACACTAGTAGAAGAAGTACGAACCTATCTAGAAAGAGAAACCGGGGGTAGAGATACTGGTAGTTTCCAAGAGGTTTTGGATAATTTTCCAGCACTTGCTGATGCTATTGATAGTACTAAGAAAGCTCAGGAGGTTGGAGTAGCTATATTAGAAGCTCAAAATGATGCGTTACAAGCTGTTAATGAGCAGCTGGATCAATATAATAAATATTTACGCCAAGCACTACAATGGAGTATCAGAGCAGATACTATTAGATTAGAAGGAGCAATAGCATTAGATAGGGCTTTGGGTAGGGATATAAGCTTAGAAAGATTGAGTGCTCCTTTTACAAATGAAATCAAAAGATTAACAGAAGGACTAGGATTACCTGGAGGGGCCACCACAGATCCTGTGGCAATAGCAGAAGGCATTAGAAATAATGAAGCAAGAATAAGAGAAATTGTTGGAGATCCTACGGTTCAAGGTGATCGCGGGCTTTTGGGTCAAGCCATGAATCAAGAAGAGAAAAAAGCTACGGAAGAAACCAGAAAATTAACACAAGAACAAGCTGATTTAACACGAGCATCAGCAGATGCTTATGATGCATTGGAAAGATTAGCCACAAATGGTGATATAGCAGCAAATATATTGGGTAAAATAGAAGAAGAAAGACAACAAGGAAAAAATGTTATAGACTTTGTTAGAAGAGTTTCTACCCAATCCTCAGAGGATGGGATTAGGATGATAAGATCATTTAAAGCATTTGATGCTGCCGTAAAAGGTAATTTAAATTTCCGAAATAGAGAAAACAGACAATTAGCCTACGAAGGCATGGATACCCTACTTCCGTTGCTAAAAGGTTCTGAGACTGGAAACAGAATTCTTCAACGAATGACAGAAAATATGCTTATTGGTCAGGGAATGGATATAGATGAAGAAAATTATGCTGGTAGTGGCAAAACACTAAGAGAATTAATTGCTGCTGGCACAACGGGTATGGATCCTGGTACTCAAAAATTAGTAGCTTTATATCAACAGGCCATAGGTATACAGGCAGAGGCTGCTGCACAATTGTCTAATCTAAATGGAGCTGCTGCTAGAAAGCATTTGGCAGGCACAGAGCGTATATTAACACAACTATATCAAAACTTGCCAATCATTATAGCCACAGCTTTAACAAAGCCTGATGAAGTGTTGGCTGGGCAAGCTCAGGCTCCTCCGTTACAACTCTCACAAGAGCCAGAGAATAAACCTGTCACAAGACAAGAAATAATAGATCAAAATCAACCTGTTCCCGTTGTTATTGCTAATCAACAAAATAATGCTGGGGCAGGCGCTGGCGCACCAATAAATGGTCAAAATATAGGTGGACCAGTTAATAATCAAATTTTTAATGCTCTTTCCACTAGCATACCAGTACTTAATACCACAATATTAAATAATATTAATAGTATAAATATATTGCATAATGGCGTAATATCGTTAAAAACTAGCGTAGATAATTTAATACAAAAATTAGCAGACAATTCAACAAATGTTCAACCCATAGAAAATTTTGGTCAAAATATAGAATTATTTGGATCTAAGGTTAATACTTTTAATGAAGCCACAATATCATTCGGTAGCTATGTTGATAAACTAAGTGGAGTTGCTGGACAATTAAGTAATGCTAAAATAACTATGGGTGGAAATTATACTGTTGATGTTAGAGTTAGTGGAGCAGCAGCATTCCAGGCTATAGAAGAAAAAACACAACAGCTAATTGATAAAGAAATAGGATTAGCTATGGATGATATGATTAATAAAATTAAAAAAGCTACTGGCATGAATCTAGATCTAAATAGGAGACAGCCATAATGTCAGATTTGACTACCGATGACACAGCGGCTCGCATGTATTATGTTCGTATGGACGGAGATGCCGACGATGTTGATTATGAATTAGTTCCGTCCCCTAATATTAATTTATCTATAGAAAATTTTTATGCTAATGAAAGCATTATTGGTTACACATATAATATAACATTAACTGGATATGCCGCATCTAAGCAAAGCAGAGGAGAAAATCATATTCCATCCATAGGATATGTTGTGGGTAGCATAGCAAAAATTCAAAACATATTTGATAGGGTTGGCAATGGTGGCAAATTAGTGATAAAACAGGGCGGAAGTAACCTTATGGTATTCAAAGGCGGCAGAATCAAAAGATTAGATTTTGCCCCAAGCAATAATCAATGGGTTAGATATAGTGAATATACTATAGAAATAGAATTTAATGATGCTGAATTGTATGGGTGCAACTTCTCTGCCACAAAAGGATGTTCGTCCACGCTTTATGATGGTGGTCCAAGCGGAGTGTCGTCTGTTCATGCTCAATTGGTGGATCATGGAGCAAATGCTCCTACAGGATATAAAATTAAAAGCTTTAGTGATAAATGGAATATAGATTTACAAGATGATATTTATGATTGGGCTAAAATTCATAATAGAGAGGATTTAAGATTAAATAGCAAAAGATATAATATACAATATAATATTAGTGCGGTTGGCCAGCATTATTGGGATGAGAATGGAAATCTTTTTCCGGCATGGAAGCAAGCCAAAGCGTTTTGTCAGGATAGATTAGTAAAACAAATTAATGGTCTATATACTAATATGGCCATGCATTATGCAGGAGCCGAGAACGCCTTTTGTAATAGTTCAGAAGATGTAAAAACGATTCATAGTGTTGTTGATCCATCAATTCATACAACCATTGGATCATATAATGTTTATAATGAAACAATCACCTTTGGACCATCAGAATCTGATGGATCTTTTGATGTAGCATATTCTGCTATTATAAAGCGTAGTTTTGGCGGCAGTTGCGTTAGTCATCCTGATGCTACTCATACTCTTAACATAAGCTATGGCGGATCAAAAGAATATGGCAAAACTCAAGCAAGAACCGCAACATTATCTGGCACCATACAAGGATTATTAAGATATACTGGAAACGGATCTATTATATGGCCAAACGCAGAAGGTTTTAGTATTCCAGATTCTCCTGGTACCATGACTTTTTTACCACCAAAATCAGATGTTAAGCATAAATGGGCTCATGCTAAGATTTTATTAGATAAATTTTTAGATGAGGCTACCGGGGGCATAACCTGTGGTGAATTAGCAGAAGTTGTTACGCAATATTTAGTAAGCGATTGCTATAATAGATATGCTGGAGAAGAATGCACAGATGATGGCGAAGGAGGAGGATTTAATCCAACAGGTATGACGCCAACTAGTTTTAGCATAGTGCATAATTATGGCCAAGGATCAATAGATTACTCTGCTGAATTTAGTCCAGAATCAAAATCCAGATGTAATGTTACCATAACAGTAGAAGAACCAATGCCATTAACAGCAGAATTTACTATTCCTGGTGTTGGAATTTATTATCAATTATTAGGAGGGTTCACTCCCAAAAAATGGACAATTAATGCGGATGGCACCACGGGCATATGCCAATCATGCGCATCTCCTAATAGCATTACAGTTTGTGGCGATATTCCCAGTATTGAAACATGCACAAATTTTACTCCTCCTGCTGGTAATTATTTGCTAATATCAAATCAAAAGACCTACAACCCTGTGGACGGATCTTATAGTTATAATGCTACATATGTGTGTACTAATTGCACATAATAGGAGATATAAATAAATGACAATATGCGCTGGATGTACTGAGGCCTGTACTTTTTTAGGATGTAGTGTTATTGGTTTTAATGGCACCATAGGCTGGGGTACACAAGAAAGTTCTGTAACAGTAGATTTAGTAGAATATCAGTGTGATCCTGGTTCTGGCGGAGGACTCGAAATTTCTCAAGAATTTATTGGTACTAATCTTATAGGATACCCTGTATATTTTGCTTGTGGTAGTTTTTTCTTTGGGGGACTTTTACAAAATTGGACATATACCAGCAACAGCGGTGGTCGCACCTATAATGTTAGAATAATAGATCCAAGACAAATATTAGAAAATTGCGTTCTAATTATAGACACATATGCTGGTCCACCAATGAGGGATGTTAATTATTTTGATGTTTATGGATTTTATGAACAGGATGTATACACAAATAAAAATTGTGGAAATTTTGGCAATGCAGAAGTTACAGAAAGAGGAATGCCCTATACAAAAATAGTCAATGCTTTAAAAAGTATGAATCCCACAGTTTGCACCCCTGTAGGAGCAAATCTAACAATAAACTGGAACAACTTCAACATTCCTGTGCCAGAATATTTTAAAATAGCAGGACCAAGTATAACCATATTGCAATTAATTTCAGATATATGTGATCAAGCAGGATATGACTTTTTTGTTACATTAGATCCGGGTAACATAATAAATATTCATACTGTTTCATTAAAAAGATATGATCCTATAGAAGATAATTTATTTTTTGGATTTAGTAATGTTATAGATTTTAGTTATGGTAAAGAATTAAGAATATCCAAGACTAGAAATTTATTATTTGGAGAACAACAGCATTATTTAGATACTATTCATCATATAGATAAAGAAAGTTTTGAATTTTATTTTGGAGAAAATCCAATCTCTAAATCTCCAATAACTCCTAGCAGGCGTCAATATGGACAATTCTGGGTTAATATAGATATTAGAAAATTAAATGTTTCTTTAGTTATGCCATTACCAGTAGATTTTGTAGATATTTGTGAATATGATATAAGAACAGCTATGCATAGCGCAGAATCTTTTTGGTCATGGACAGAAAATGAAGAGACTGTATCAGAATTAGGCAAATTAATCCAATCAACATACGATGTAGGATTTTTAACAAATAATATCATAGCAACACTAGATCAATCTGCTGTAAATGCTCAACAAGGTTTGGCAGATGGGTTGAATGTTGTTAATAGTGGTAGGGCTGGATCTAATATTATTGATTGGCCACCAATAGCAGAAGATAAACAAAAAATTCATGAGTGGATCGCAGAGTTAGGTCGTACATATTATGGTAAACAATATTTAGTAACATTAAATGAAAAGGTTTGCGTGAGGCCACACCCAGAAGAGTATGGCGAAAAAATGTATACAGATACTCCTACGAATGATGGCGGATGGGTTGAACCTGGTATACCGGTTCTAGGACTAGAGGATCCAGAACTGGATATGTTTAGAACTGATGATGGAAGAGTTGGAGCCTTGGCATTATTTATGGCTAGTGGAGATTGTAGTTCTAGTGGAGCTTATTCTGGCGCCGGTGGAGGAGAATATAGCTATACATTAGGTTCTGGTATTGATAGCCAACCAGGAAATGGAGAATAAATTATGGCATATATACAATATCCTGGAACAAAATGTGGTCAACTAGATTTAACTAAAATACCAATAGATGATTATATCAGTATTAATAAAGCTGTTTGGGTCAGAGCCTCTGTAGAAGAAAAAGTATATCCAACTGGAACAGGAGCTAAAGTATTATTTAAATTTAGCGATCCTTGTGTTGCCACAATGTGTGAAAAAGACTATCTTGTTGGACAAGGCATGGCATCAGCTAGCGAAACACTTATATTAGTTCAGCCAGTAAATCGAGACTCATCTGTTACAACGACCTCCAATGAAGGATCTCAAAATTTTCAAATAGATATAAACGATATAGGTAAAGAAAACAAAAAAAGAGTGGATGCTGCTAATGTGAATCAATATAGCATGTTTCCATCTGCTGTTTTACCATGCGCAGTTGCAGTTCCTTTAAGATCAAATATAAGACCATATGGACCATATGCTACTAGTAATTTTCATAACAGCTGTGGCGGAATAAATGTAGATGTAGACAAAGATATTGCTCCGTGGGTATTTGGTTCTATTGGGATGATGAATACTGCCGCAAATATAAGATTATCAACAATTGAAACAGATCCATTGGTTATTGGTACTACTGGTAGTGTAACAGTTCCGTGCCTGCCTCAAGTCAGCCTTGGATTTTCCATGCTCATGGAGGGGCCGGTTCTCAATGGATTGAGTGTTAATTTTGGTGCTGGCGGAGTATCCACAACATATTCTTATCAGACTTTTACGCCCAAATTTGGATCATTTTCTAGAGCGACCCTAGATAGATTAAAATTAATTGCAAATAATAGAAGAGAACAACTAAAGCTCTTAAGAAGCAATCAAATTTTAAATAATAGAATAGCTAGACAAAGATCCAAAGTTGATTATAGAGCAAGCGCAATACCATCTATAAAGCGAGAAGGAATAGCTCAACAAGCTTCGCTTCATAGGGTTTTTGTTGGTGAAATGATGGACTGGTGGAAACAAATAAATGGACTTTCATGTTCTGGCGCTCAAAGCGTACCTATGTATGGCCCATATGGTTCTGTATTATCTTTAACTAGCAACAGAGTAGAAGGATCCACCGGAGGACAACAATTAGAAGTTAAACATAATGCTCAAAGAACTGTGGTTGGAACAGAAACATTAACTAAACAAGTATTAGAATTAAGATGGGATTACGAAAGAAAAGCCTTTATGAGTATGGATGGCTTGTTAGGCCCCATATCAGTAAGCGGAGACGGAAATTTACCAAGATATGCTGAGTATAATCCTAAATGTCACAGACAATCACCGCTATCGCCACAACCACCATTTACTAGATGCACAAGTCCCCCCATAAAAAATGAATGTAATGATGGCTTTAGTAATGTTGGTTCTCCAGTAGAATCTCAGTATTATAATCAAAAAATAGAACAGAAATTCGAGAATCCTGTACAAAATCCAACTAGTTGTCATCACCACTTAGGAACTGTTAACGGACACGTTATAGATATTCTTGGTCGAAAAAATAAAATTGATAATCATATGATTATGAATCTTAATCCCGATCAAGATTATGCTAGCGACTATAGATTCTTAGGATTAAGAGGTCCACTAGTATTACACAGCTGGGGTTATGATACGTGGGGTAAACCAATACCCAACGAAGCTGATGTAGAAATTGATACAATGAAGGGAGTATTTAAAGAGGAAAATCTTAAAGATAGATTTTTATGTGAATGGCTATCTAAACCAGCAACATGGCCTGTTGGCCCTGTTGATTTAAGATTTGATAGAGATAGAGGAGTCTGGGTTACTCCTCCACAAGACTACAAAGTAATAGTTGTTGAATTGGTGCAAAATTTAGAGCCGCTCGGCACAGCACTTGCTCAATTGATTAATAAAGACAACGAGGCGAATAAAGACTATGGACCAAAACTATGGGACTTTGAGGGCAATGAAATAGATGCTAATTCTAGTCCATCATCAACATATGTTGTAACAGTAGAAGACAGAATTAAGGCCTCTTATAAGTGCGGCACAAGGCTGTATGCTCATTACGATACATATTCATGTAAATATATAGTATTTGGCCAGGTTCCTCCTAGCGAGTCTGAAAATACAGATATTATTAGATTTAGATTATATGAAAAAGAAATATGCGAACCTAATGGGAGCGGGGATTGTGATTGGAGACAATATGCTGGATATAGAGATAAGTTTTTGAATGACCATACTTTTGGTATTCGTATTGACTGTGATGGTAATCCTATCGATCTTGACAAGAAAAAAATAGCCCCAACAGATATTGAGGATGCCTTAGCTAATACAAATAAACAAAAAATATTGGTTAATTTACATGATACTGCTGGTCAACACGGCCCAGCATATGCATTATATACAACTTTTGAAGAATGGAAACAAAAGGCTCACACAGGATTTGCCGCTAGAATATATGGTTCAACTCAACCCAGGATCGCGCCAAGTGGTGAATCGCCAACATATGCTTGCGGATCCTGCGCACCTCCTGGCAGTGGTAGCGGTAGTGGAGATGGATTAGAATGTGAAGAAGTTTGTGTAACCACAGTTGAAAGCGAAACCCCAGAGCAAGAAAGACAAGAAATATTGTCGTGCGCATGCTTAATGGGAGAAACAAGATGCCACTGTCCGGATAAAGATTTACCTAATTATGATATACTGTTCTTAGAAGGATATGCTAGATTCATCCATGCTACTCTATTAGAAGATTTATATTTTTCAAACTGTGAAAATGAAAATCAACCAAGGGAATTCGGTCAATGTCCGTGTGGTCATGCAGCAGCTAATATTGATGGCGAATTATACTATGGTAATAGTCCTAATGGTCGTAAGCCTACATATTATACATCTGCTGGACAAACATCATTCAGAGTTTTTGATCCATTCTCAGATCAAGAAAGTAAAAGCCCATTTAAGCACCTGAAAGCTGGTGATAGAGTTATAGCTATTTTTAATGAAAAAGAGAAAAAATATTATATATACCAGTCTGAACAAATAGATAAACTTATTAGATTTTCATTAATACAAGATAAATTTGATATTAATCAGGTATGCACAGAAGCTGTGATCGTAGATAGATTAAATAGACCAATAAAATTGAATGGAGAACTAATAAATTCTGATAGCGATTTAGTAGCTAATAAGATTATAGTAATAGACCCCATTGCTGAAAAATCTAAATTAAATAATAGTCCCTCATTAAACTTTTCTGTATTTGGCCCCGCCCTTGGTTCAAAGAAATTACAAGATCATTTACTTGGAGAAACATTATATAGCTATAATAGGGGTTCTTATAGTGGAGTACTAATTCGACCATTTACCGGATTTGCTAAGTATAGAGATACTCCTTGTGAGCAGGATTGTGAATCCTGTAGCGGAACTATAATAAGCAATCAAACTTATGATATAGTAATGTTAGAGAATTTTGCTAACTTTATTGAGTTTGAAGCAGCAGAAGATGTCTTACAAGTTCATGAAAACTATGCTGCAAATTATTATTCATATTATGATGGCACAGAACCAATTGGTCGTAAACATAAAGAATCAGAATATCATCATGACAGACTTGTAAATACAAATATTTACGATGTTACTGTTCAAAAACAGAGCAAAATTGTTGGAGAGATTATTGGCGCCCAAGGCGCCGGATGCAAAGGTATAGGCAGATTAGATCGTACGAAGTCAACATCTGATAAATTGGTTTATAATATAGTAGATTCTCAAACCCAGGCTTTATATGGAAAGTTTAAAGTATTGAATTGTGCTGGTGCCTCCGAACTAAATGGTAACTGTGAAGCTCTTAATGATGTACAGTGTGAGCCTAAGAATGTTAGAATATACTGGTTTGGCCAGGGTTTTGAGTGGCCAGAAGACGATCCTTTAACTTGTGCTCGCCGTGGACAAATTAAGATTATCAATAAGCATGAATGGTGCGGCAAGTGGTATCATGAGCCATCAGACCATAATGGTTCTGTTGTTTGCACAGGATTGGATGAGTACTATATAGACGACGCTTATCCTATAGCAAATACTAAATTCGGCACTTATGAAGGATGTGGCGCTCCTTCTGGTTGCGAAGATTCCTGTGATTATCTGGATGGTATTCATCCAACCTGTTGTCACCCAACAGAAGAAAATTGTATAGGTCCATTTTTATCATATTCTGGCGCTCAATATGTGGCACAATGGAATGAGGATTCTGGTAAATATAACATTATTAATGCTGAACAAGCTCCAATTTTAATAGAGGGAGTATTGGCTAATAATATAGATTGTTGCGGAGGACAGGCTGATGTTGAAATATATGCTTCAGATAGTAATAATGATTCGTTAAATGCAGAACCAGTCAAAACATTAGTTAAGAATTGCGGAAATCCCAGGGGATGGTGCGGCAAAGCTGGAGATGAAATAGTAATTCATAGAAGACAGGATGGCGATTGCTATACTTATAAAGTGTTACATATCGGCAAGCCCTGTACAGAAGGTTCAACAAGCGAGAGCGGAACTTCAGATTGTTTATTGCAAGGGCTTCAATATGATGTTGGGGGATGCGATTATAGATTTTTTAATGAAAGAATAGAATGCATACCAGGATACGATGCTGGTTCTGCTCAACAATTGATGCATGGCAAAGATTTTGGATTAATGTGGCTCAAAGCACAAGCTTACCAAACTAGGGTTATTCATGGTTGTTGGGATGGAAGCTCTATAAATGTTCAAGGGTTTTCTGGATACGACGGTATGGACGACCAAGGAAATAGTATATTGGGTCAATCTATATCTGTGACCAATCCAGCATCATGTTGCAACGGTTCTGAGTGCGGCAATGGATCAGTATTTACAGCTCCGGATAATGGTACCGCGTGGGCTACTGCAACATATATGCATACTGCAAGTGGATGTTTTTGGACGCTAACCAATGCAGAATGCTGTAATAGCTGCTCATTTAGTGGATGTGATGAATGTGAATCTTGTTAATTAGGATCATAATATGCCTTCACAAATAGGAAATTGTAACTGTTGCAAATGTAGTGATTGTAAATGCAAGGTCGTATTATTTAAATGCGGAGGAAGTTGGGTTCCGCCCCCTATTGTAAAATGTGGCTCTAATACTATAAGCGGAAGATTCTCTTTTGAAGACTCATGGGATTGTGGAGGATGCTTATGCTGTGCTCAACAAGGATGTACAATTAGTAAAATATGTTTAGATAAAACATACACTTTCAAATTTAGAGTATATGGCCATCTGGAAACATCAAGATCTGGTATGCATAAGGGAGAAATTTATTATAGAAAAATATGTTGCAATGGATCTAAAAAGGGATGGAAGAAAGCCGTAGGCATAGCATCAGAAGCAGAAGGAAAAAAGTGTTGCAAAAAATTAGTTAAAAAAGACTGTAAAATTATTTTAGGAAAAGGAAAATATGAATTTAAATTTAAAGCAGATTCTGTTGATGGCGATGATCATTGTGGGAATTTTTTACAGTATGATGTTAAATGGTGCAAGTATGTAAAAGGAAAAGATTGTTGCCCGCAACTTCCTGGTGTCGAGGAACCGGATCCTTTTTGTTGTTCTACGATAAAAAATCCATGCTGTCCGCCACCAGTTTGTAGACCTAGAGGAAAATGCAACCAAGAGAACCCATCCTGCGATGAATGTCCTCCTGGCTGCGGTTCTGATCCGTGTGCAGACGCTGGATGGATAATTTTAGATTGCCCAGGTTCTATCAATCTTGCTTAGGACTATATTTATGCCAACCTTTATTTGGTAGATAATTTCCAGACTCATCCTTTCGCTTTGGAAATAGCGTACCACCCTTTTTGTGTTGACCAAATCCTAATATGGCTCCGCAATCGGCACATCTTAATTCAAAATAATCGTTGCCGTCAACGTTTCGTACAACGAACTTCAAATTAGAGCTTCCACACATCCCACACTTTTCTTCTCCAAAAATTTCTTGTATTGATGCTAACTCTTTGAATAATTCTTTTTGTCCAGCACCCTCTAATTCAAACTCTAATCTGTCCCCAACTTTATATTTGACTTTCATTTAGATTCTCCTATTTCCATGAAGGATTGTAAGATTTGATACTATCTGGTATAGTAGTCATATCTTGCTGATAAGCAGTTAATTTTTGTACTATTTCTACCGCTTTATCATAATCAATTGAATATATCTTCGATGCATCTATATCCATATCATTCAATACCTTAACAACATCTATATCTAATCGTTTTGATATTACATCAATAAAATTGATTTGATTATTATTTATCTTATTAATATTGTTACCATTAATATCATCCTCAATATCTTTAGACAATTCTTCTGCGGCCACCACTTTTCTTAGTTTTAGAGCCCTTCTTAATGCTCTGCCTTCTGCTCTTGTTTCTGCAACAGCAACGGGATGATTTCTATAAATCTTGTCACAATTACCCCAATAAACATCAGCAGCTCCGCTTACAGTTCTTTTATTTAAAATGCCCTTGTCTGACCCCTCATTATTTAAAACAAACCCCAGCGTATGCACCACAGTGGCTCGTTTTTCATTGTTTTGATCAGGACTCTGCACCACTTGACTGGTTGAGTCAATAACTGTGCAATTTAAAGCTGTTTCAAATATTCTTCTTAATCCATCTGTTGTTGGATTACCACTTATTTTTTCATCGTCCGACAATAAACTTAGCACATGGTCAGTCCATTCCAGACTATTAGGTGTAACAATTTGATTCTGATTATCTTCTTTAGTTTTTTTAGCTGGCGACATTTAAACTCCTTGTTGTTGTAATGTTATCAATTGTAAGGAACCGTATAATAATGATGATTGCTTGTTTTCTATAGCGCTTCCCCAGCGAATGTAAACGGGTTTAGCTATGTCTATATTCACAATTAGATCTGTATCTATATAATATCCAAAATTTGTGGTGTCATAGGTATAAAAAAACATTGATTCATACTTATTAGCGTCTGGATCATCACTAGGTAAGATTAAAGACTCTATGCTATCTGTTGATGTTATATATCCTTCTGGTGTTCCAGCTGGAATAGATCCCAACGGAGGCCTATCTAATGGTCTTGGCGTAAAATTAAATTTGTATATTTTATATAGGCCATACATAGCAATATCTGCTTCTATAAGAACTATTGGAGGCGCACCAAGATCTATAGGATTGGTAGCCCCACCAGAAAATATTGCATTAAGTTTAATCTGATATAATCCTGGAACGACCCCATCATCTGCTACATTAAATTTTAAAACATTATCACGACTATCATTTAATGATAAATCTAGAATATATTCTCTGCTGGTAAAAGTATTATTGGTTTTTAAAATCGAAAAAGGCATAATTTCTCCATACTAACTATTAGTAATATTTTTGATGAACATCATTCCCTTTTGTAGCGTTGTGACTTGATCTTCAACAGCGCTAGCCCAACGAAAGAAAATTCCTGATTTGTTACCATTTTTTCCAAATGATCCGGTAGACCCGCCACCAGGACAACAAAGGTCATCTCCTTGTGTGGATACTATGGTATTAATTTCTACATAATATCCTAAAACATTGGGATCTTCTTCGTAATACGTCATTGGTTCTATGATATCAGCAAAACCATCATTTAGACTATGTATATTTATAATTTTAGAATTAGAAATCAGACTATTACCTTGTTTAGTAATCTTATATATATTTGGCGTTATATACTTAAAACCAGGGTTATGGTAAGACGGCTCATTAATAAATGCTATTGGTGGTGCTCCAATAAAGAATGCTCTTACCACCACATTAAAAGTTTTAAACTCACCTGGCGCACCTAATTCTGTTTCCAAAAAGTATAGATTATCATCTGGTAATAGGTGGCTATCTGGTCTATAGGACAGACTATATCCTCTGGTATTTGTAGCAAATGTTAATTTGTTAGCAGATTCTTTTGGCGGTGGACTTTTGCTCAAATCTATAGCTTCGATGCAGTCATCGCAATTAGATAAAGCAGGATTAGAATCTAAGCTCTGCTGATCATGTACAAATGGTTTGCACCAAAATGCATTCATCCATTTAATATAGTACGAAGCCCCAATTAGGTTAACGTTGGTTACTGGCAAATTAGCAGTTTTGGGATTGCATGAGTAAAAGTATTTGTGTATAGGGTCGGGATGTTCTGTTCTGCTGATGGCTGGCAGCATCGAATAATGCCATAGTTCTAAATCCTCTCCTCCAAAAACATCATTTTTTGCTATTGTATTTAGGAACTCTGTATATTGAGCATTAGTAACTAGGTATGTGCTTGGACATATTTTTTCATTAATAAAGCCTCGATTATAAACATCTGGAGCAATAGCAGGAATATGAATCGGTTGTTCTTGCTCAATATCTTGTGAATCAAAAACAATATCAAATCCAGCATCACCTACTTCAGACATTGATAAAGGCATACAATCTACTAAACATATATTGGCATATGGCAATGGCGGAGACGGAGGTATATAAATCCATCTAAATCCAAGTCTTGGACCTCTTGTATTTTTAGCAGAGTGTGCTGCATATGTTTCGGCTCCCCTGGCATGGCCAACTATAGCGCCATATTCAGGCGTATAAGTTTCCCAACCTGGAAATACCGCCCATTCTTGACATCCAACAAATCCAAAATCTGTTGCGTCATATCTTTTAGAGTTTGCTGCGCTCGATGATCCAGTGTTTGCTATGGTACACGCTTGGTCTGTTGGTGTAGATTTTAAGCCCATAAATGTTTCTGTGCCAGAAGGACAAAAAAATTCTGTTGGATCAAAACCCGGAACACACCCCTGCTCATCTGTATAAAATGCCCAACTTGCGTCCGCATTACAGTTATATTGTTCCGAAACCGTTCCTCCCAATGGGGAATCATTGTTTCCTGGGAAATCAAACCATTTATATTTTACATTACTAAGAGCACCATTATCTAATGTATAGGTATAACCATCATAGCAAGCTGATTTACGATGCATATCATAATTAGGCAATATAAATTGACCCCAAAAAATACACTCTGGACAAGTATATCTTGGATCATTATCTGGTATCTCTGGGTCTGGCATATTAGTAATCTAATTCTAGTTTTTTAGCTACACTATTTTTTGTTAATAGTTTTTTTAATTTAGAATATAATATATAGGCTCTGGTTTCAGAAAAATCATATTGTTGTTTTATTCTCACAATAGAAATACCTTTGCCTATAAGCAGCCCTTCTTTTTTAGTGTCATATTTTTTATTCCTAGATAGAGACTGGTCTCCCCAAATATTTTCAAAATGAGAAGGACCGTCTACCTCTATGGCTAGATTTATAGTAGGCAAAAACAGGTCAATCTGCAACTTTGTATTCGATAACAAATGTTCTTTATGGAATTCCACTTTATATCCGTCTGCTATCAGTTTTGATAATAGGTATTTTTCCAATTTAGATCCAACTTTGCTGCTTTCTCTAACAGCCTTATTTGCTTTGGCGATCATTTCTTGTTTTTCGTCTTCGCTTTTTTTATTCCAATTTTCCCTAGCTTTTTCTTTTCTTATTTCAAGATCTTTTTCAGATAATTCTTGCCAGTTTTCGTATATGGACATACCAATTTTTTGTTTTATTTCATCTGATCTAATTGTTCCTTTGGTTGGATGTTTGTGAGATCCTGTTAATATAGCATTAGATTGTGCCTCACTCTTGCTTCTTATGATAATGCCAAGACGCTTGGCGTCTCGCCTAATTTTGTTGGCGTATGTGCCGTAGTCCTTGGCTATATTTTGAAAACTTTTTTTATTATCTATGTATTCTTTACTTATGATTTTCTTTTTTTCATTATCAGATAATTGATCATACATATAAGACATCCTTTGTGTATTTGAATACTATCTTTATAGTATCTGGTGATATTGATTTACTATATAATAACACGCCATCTATGTTTTCAAATATATTAAAAACTTCTCGATAGTTTATGTTATGATTTGGTGTTTCATCCATATAATATATAATAGTATTATTTTTATTTTTTAACCTATCATATAATTTTAAATCATCTATTATAATTGTATATCCAAGATTATTAATCTCTGTATAGTGAAATCTTGGAAATTCATACAGATCTTTTGATCTATTATCATCATACAAAGATATTATATTTTGATAATTTGTTTTAACATAGTTAATTAATCTTGAGTGTTTTTGTCTACAATATATAGCAACATTATTAGTTGACATTTTGAAAAAATATATCCTTATTTGTTAACTCTGATTTGGGAATCTGCCAAGATATTGTACCTCTATTTTTAAACACTCCATATTCTTTATTATAGAACCCACACATAAACTTTGGCAAATCGCTATCTGTTAATATTCTGCTGCTACTACTAATGATAGTCGTTAAGTCTCTACAGCATTCGACCTTACCACAATATTGAGTATGATTGATTTTAAAATCAGATAACGAATAAAATCTAACATACATATTATCATATTGATATACCTTACTAATATCAAGAAATATATTTTTATATATTAAAGCAGATATAATCTTTTCATTATTTATTAAATCTTGAGCGAAAACATTGGGTAAAATATATTCCACCATATATTGTTTAATCTTTAGGTTTTTGTCTTTTAAGACCAGATTTTCAATATTTTTATTTGCAAAAAAATTATTAATCCATATAGCATCCGGATTAATTATATCTAAATTATCATAAAATGAGAACTTATTATTTAAGCCATAGAATGTTATAGAGGGATCTATTTTTGAGCAGGAAGCTATGCTTTCTACATTAAATTTATGATCAATTACTAAAATTTTTGACATAATATCTTTTTATCTTTTTTAATGTTGTGCTATTGTCTATGTTCAAAACAGATCGTTTCTTTTTTATATACTTAGGCTTAAATTGGCCGCCATTAGATATGATATCATTGATTATTTCAAATATAAATAAATTATCGTTAAGACTCAATGTTTTTAATATATCTATCTCATTTTTTGCTAAACCGTATATACCACACAATTTATTTGGCAAATTATAAAATACATTCTGTATATTAATATCATTTATAATACAACCAACACCGTACGAGTTTTCTTCTGAATCATTAACAAAAACAGAGGATGTTTCATAATCAAGTCTATTAAAAATAGAATGATTAAACAAAGTTTTATTAAATAGTATAATCAGATAATCGCTCTCTATGTGTGGCAACGCTAATTTTAGCGAATATGCATTATTTTTATCGATATAATTTTTATTATGAATTAGCTTTATATTATGCGGGGTTTCTATTTTTGAACACTGATATCCTCCAACATAGATAATATTTTTGATATTTAGTTTCTTTTTTAGGTTAGATATCTGAAGGCTTAAAATGCTATTTTTTTTATCTATTTTAATATTAGAAAATGCCCCCAAAGATTTCATGCCTTTGATTGGTTTCGCTCCTAATATAATAATATCAACAGATGGTTTCATATCTCGTTTGATCTTCTTTGGATTCTAGAATATTAATATTTTTTAAATTTTGAATATACATCAGTGTAAGATAGGAAAAAAATAAATTATCATTTAAATTAATACAACCAAAAGAGTTGCCGGATTGTATATAGTTATCAATAACTTCAGCAAAATTATAGTGCTTATATTTAGATGGATATATCAAAAAATAAAATCTATTCATGGGAGCACTTTTTATTATAGATCGTATTCTTTGATCAAAAGTCATATCTTCGTCTATAAAGTTTTGTAGCCTCCAAGGTATTGATGTGCTATTTAAAAGTTTTTGAATTTCGTTCAAAGAAACTCTGTATTTTTTCTGTTTTTCTTTTATTACCATGATTCCTTTTGGTAAAATCTTTTGATTTAATAGTGAGTCGATAACAGTCTCTACATCTTGTAAAACATTTGTTTCTTCTAGGTATAGAACTGAAATATATTTAGTTGTATTTTCTTGTGTTACAATATTTTTTGCTGTTTCTATATTATCGATTTGATTTTTTTCTAGCCATTCTTTTGATCTTAACCAAAGACATTTTTTCCCATTTATTACATAAAATTCTGCTGCATCATCGTATACTTCAAGAATTTCTATTCCAAGTTTTTTGTATTGTTCTATCTTGTTTAAAAAGCATGATACCTGTGTGTTGCCCTCAAACTCGGCAAAAATACATTCTTTGCAGGGTGTGTGTATTACGTTGATAGACATAACTACTCCGACCTTCCGCATTCTATATAGTATATAAAATTATCTGTTTTTACGGTAAATATTTTATAGTTGTTATTTTGTAATAATTCTATTATCACAGATAATGTGTATAATTTTTTATTAGAAACTAATTCTTGAAAATTGTTTAGAGGCACTATATTATCTAAATAAAGTTCACATAATTTATTCATATCCGCCCCAACTAAAGAAACCACTCCTTTGAGTCTTAATTTTCTTAATAGGGTTGATAAATCAAAATTGTCAGATAATTCTAATATATTATATATATTTATATATTCTATACTATGTTCGTCAAGATTGTTGATCTCATCAATATTTATTGTTTCTAGTTCTGGATTGTAGTCCCTGATTGATTCATGGTATATTTGATATTTCATATTATTTTTTCCCATCGACTCTTGTGTTCTACAGGTATAAAAAAATTATGAGCATAATTTGAATTAACATATTCGTACTCATTTAATGCTATAAATACAGCATTATAATTGTTATTTACCAAACTGTACATATTTCGAATTTTATTCCAGTACTCAAAATTGTCTTGTTTAATAGCATAAGAAACATCATCCACTACGAATATATCTGATAAAAATTTTTTATACAGCTTTTCCAAATGGGTGTCCATATGAGATTGACTCATTATGATAGTGTCGTATGTTGTAAAAGCATTAAAGTTTTTTATAGAGTACACATTATAACGCGACAAAACTTCTGATAAAAATACATCCATACCAGTATTAAATAACAAAACGTTTTTTGTATTTCGAGACGTAAGGCACGAATTAATTAGATTGTGTACTTTTGTCATCTAAAAAAACCTTCTTTAGTAAAATTCTCATAACAGCTTTGAGGAGAAGATTTATTGATAATGTTATTGTATGTAAAAATTAGCTTATCTTGAATAGATAGATCATTTATTTTTGGATAAGTATTGAATTCATTATAATAATAGAGCTTATTAAAACTCGATCTATAGTTAGATGGGGTGGTTTCTATGATGCAATTATCATTATACTGAAAAATATTTTTTAGATGCATTATAGACAAAATATGTTTAGCTAGATGCGATGCTGTTAATAGATCTGGATTACTATTATAGTCTATATTAATATAACAGTCTCCGTTTGTGTGCAAATCCACATAGGGTTCGTTATCGATATAATAATTGCCACTGAGTATCGTGATCATCCTGTCTATAACTGATGACTCTATTAATCTAAATTGTTGCTTTATTTTATCTAATAAGATCTTAATTTGATTACTAATTAGATCTTGATCATTACTGAATTGTTTTATATATATGTATAGATTTACATTATATGTTTTATGAAATATTAAAATAAAATTATAAATTAATATCTCTAAATTTTCTATGTTAGAAATATCTGTTATGCAATAAAATTTTATATTATTAGATTGAGATTTATTTTTTTGATCAAATAATTTTGCAATTCTATTTTGGGAGTAAGGATAGCCAACAACAACTGTTTTTTCACCAATTTTTTCCCCCAAGAATTCCTTATGTTGATCATCAAACACCCACACCTCATCTGCCAAACTTAATTTATCTAGAATAGATTTGTTTCTTTTTAAGAAATGTTCGATATCTGAGATAACAATATTTTTATAGTTAAAATGATATTCTATATGATCATTGGGAACATATTGAATTATAGTATCAATATTTTCGCTTTTTTCATTTTTTAATGGACTTAGATAATCGTCATATTCATTCAATGAATCAAAGTCTGGCATATTCCTTATTACGCAGTCATTTTTTGAAACCATTGCATCACATATGCTTTTGGCTATAAATCCAGATTGGGTGCATGATTCAAAGCTTGTAATTAATAATTTATTTTTGATCATAGGTATTTAATCCATTTGCAACCATGATATAGTCTTCTTTTATTTTGCCAGAAACTGTCCTGATTTGTTCTGATGTGGTTTTGTGTTGAGCATATTTTTCTAGATGGGCTGCCGCATTTTTTTTAGTATAAGCAGCGGCCGCTGGACCAGTGTTGCTAACGCCATGATCTAAACTATATAGTATATGCTGTATCATCTGCGTCTTCATTAGACTAGGCTCTTGTAATATTTCGCAACAAATATATTTAATAAAATCATAGTTATCTAAAGAATCATCTATGGTGATCTCATCTGGCATTTCGTATTTATTTTTATCATCCCACCGAGGAATATCTTCTACGGACATAGAATCTATGGCCCTTTCCCATACTTTCGCAATATCTTTCCAGGCATAGTTTTGTATGGTTAGGTCCCTGGTTTCTTGTTTTTTTAAAAATTTTGTTTCGTTGGGTAGATTTCTATATTCATTAATTAATTCTATAGTTTTTTCTATGTCTGGGTATGCTCGTTGAGCCCCACTTTCCATTTCATATTGTAGATTCTTTAAAGGTATGGCGTACCCATTTATTGATCTCACAACCTCGGACATAGCGCTATAATCCACAGAAAATACTGGTAATCCACAAGCAGATGCTTCTATTTGCGGCATACCGAACCCTTCACATATAGCATATTGTATATAAATATCAAATAGGTTATATATTTGTGCTAATTCAGAATCTTTAATGCCGTTGCCGGTCCCAGCTAAACCGCAAGATGGTTTATTGCAAGATTCGCAGGTTGTTAAAGCACCTTTGAAGGTTAAAGGAAAAAATTTATTACACAGCCTGCATTTATATGTAAAATATACCCTATTATAGATTTGATAATTTAATAATAAAGCTGGAATATTCCAACCCATCAACTCTGGATATGTTGTGTGTAGGTACAATATACAATCAGGCATTTTTTGCAAGAGTTCAAATAGAGAAGGAATTAACTTTCTCTTTTGATTTCTCATTACGGATCCTATTATGAATTTATCATCTGGCAATCCAAAATCTTTTTTATTAACAGCCAATGGCTTAAACTCTGTATAATCTACTCCAGCGGGACTGATTTGATTGTGGACATTTAAATGTTTGTATGATGATAATATATTTTTGGCCCAATTAGTATACGGTATGATAAGGTCAGCGTTATTAAAAATAGTTATCCATTCATTTTTTTGAGGATACGAATCAACCGGGGGCATTATCAACCACTTAAAATATTTTCTGAACACAGAATAAGACTGATATTCAAACATCCAAGGATCTCGGAAATCAATAACAATATCTGGTCTAAAATCTAAACAAACGGGGTCGAATCTCCATTGACCATATGTATTATTCGTATTACTTCTATAAGAAGAGTACCGTTGATCAAAATTAGGTACCGAATTAGCGTATATTTTCCATCTTGAAGTTGTGTTTTGCAAATCCTGTATGCCGCAAAAACAAGCCAATTCTGCTAATTCATATTTATCTAAATTTGCTAGTTCGTTTAGTAGATTCCTACTCCAATTAGCATAACCAGAATTTAATCCGCTATATTCCCCACACAGTAAAATTCTCTTTTTTCTCATAATAAAAAAATAACCCCCTCACCTATCGCTAGATGAGAGGGTTTTGTGTTCAGAACGCTACAGCTTCTTCTGTATCGTTATTGATCTTTTTTGCCATTTTTGGTATCTTAGCAAAATTATTAACTCTGATCTTTAGCGTAGAATGTTTAACGCCATCCTTTTCCCAACTATCATTCCTGATAGAACCTTCGACGAAAACTAGGTCGCCCTTCTTAAAAGATTGAGAAATATATTCTGCTCCAGTATCCCATGCCTCACACGGCACGAAAGAAGTTACCTTATCCTTGGATCCGTCGGCCCTGGTAAACTCTCTTGATGTTGCCACCGTAAAATTTACTACAGATGTTGACTTTTCTCCAGAGCCAACCTTCCTTAGTTCAGGATCACGAGCCAAATTACCACGCAATGCAACCATATTCATAAAAATAATCCTTTTTAAAAAGTTAATAAAGTCCAAAGTACATAAAATATTGTAGCGCAAACAGGCTAAAAGTCAAGATCACAGCTGCCACATTTTTTTGACTATCAAGCCTGTTCCGTCATTATTTTTGGATCCAGCGATTAAAACCGTATTACCTATTTGTAACAAGTCGTTATACTCCGCATACTGCTCTGGAAAACAAACTATAGAATCCAATCCTCCTGTAGAATCAGAAATAGTTATAAAGGCCATATCTTGACCAGGATTTTTCCCCTTTTTTGTTTTTACTAAATTTATGTCGTTAATCTCACTAGCTATAACAATATCTTTTCTTGTGGTATTTTTGAATTCTTTGCATGTTGTATTAGCGTTTAAAATGTCGCAAGAATCAATTTTTGAACAAGTTATAGCTATGCCCAGTAAATTGTATTCATTATCTGCTATCCATTCAGGGCTATCGATAAGGCTATAAGGAGGATTTTTTAATATATTGTGTATGTCTTTTACAGAAGAGAGTCTTTTAGCTGATGCTATGCATGATTTTTTACCAACCTCACAAGTCAATATAAATTCTAATATAGATTCAATATCTTTGAATTCTTTTAGCTTTAAATTGGATACAATCCATGCTTTTTCTCGGTCAGTCAGGCCACAGATGGCGGTATATGCGCTCATCATATAATTCCTGTTTAATTTAAAATAGTCAAGAGCTCCGCAACAAATCAGGGCTTTTGATGCTGTGGAGCTTAAATTCGCCAATATGTTAAAACATAATTCTATAAAATTCATATCAGATATATTATATCTATTTTCAAATATTAATTTTTGTAATTTGTCATACATGGACCCCCCAAAGCCTTTTATATTTGTTAATCCAAAATATATTGTATTTTTTTGTAAAACAAAGTTTTTATTTAATAACCTTAAGTCTGGAATGTTTACATTCACATCCATTTCTATTGCATTATTTATCAATTCTCTCATTTCTCTTTGAGGATCTATTTTATCCTGAGCAAACATTAGATACGATGTAAAAAACACTTTTGGAAAATGGGCTTTCGCATAGGCCGACAAATATGCATTAAACGCATAGCTAACAGCATGACTTTTATTAAAAGAGTATCTTTGACTTTTTTCTATCCAGTTAAACAACTCTGTCGCCTCTTCATCTTTAACAACTCGTAATTTTCTAGCGCCATTTAAGAACATTTCTTTGACTTTTGCCATTTCTTCTGGCTTCTTTTTTCCTATTGCTTTTCTTAGCATATCTGCTTCTTTCAGATCAAATCCCGCAACCTTTTGAGCTATTTGCATAGCCTGTTCTTGATAAATCATCTCACCATATGTTTTATTTAGAATAGGCTCTAATGAACTATGAAAATAATCTATGGATTCTAAATGATTTTTTTTATCTATATAATGATGGGTTACGCTTTTGCCTTCCCTAAAAGCCTCAAGACATCCTGGCCTCATGATGCTCACCAGAGCCGCTAATTGTTCTATATTTTCTGGTTTTAATTTTTTTGCTAAAGATTGACCTAGGCGACTTTCTAATTGGAAACATCCTTTGGTATTTCCATCAGAAATTATACGCCAGGTTTTTTTACAATCCAAATTAATTTTTTCTATATCAAGATCAAACCTGATATTTGGTCGATCACCACCCTCATTCACAATATCAAAAGAGCAGCCGCAATCTTTATATGTAAATTTTTTCATGCAACAAAAGAATCTTTGAATTGAATTTTTGCAAATAATTTTCGATGTAATTTTAGAAATCTAATGAGGATCTCAGCAGTATCTCTAACATCTTTTAGAGCGTCATGAGCGCCATCTGGACTAATACCAAGATACTCCCTGAGAGTGTCCATTGTCAAATTTTTTATTTCTTTGGACCCTTCAAACCAATATAATACAAGATTCATCACATCCATCGTGTCTCTAGGATAAAACAAAGAGGATGTGCCTTCGTCGGTAACATTAAAATATTTTTTAGATAGTCTTTCTACAATCTTTAGATCAAACCTAAATATATTGTATCCGGCAGCAACAGGAGCACTAAACATATTTTTTTTGGTGGATCTAGAGTGGTATTTATTTAGATAGTTAACAAATGCCTCCCAAGACTTTGATTGAGATGGATATTGTTTCCATTCTTTTAAGATATCGTCTGGCGCACATTTTTTTATTTTACTATGCCATTCTAGAATATCAGAGTCGGCATAGGGATTATCTAATGCATTTTCTAATTTTTCTGGTTTTAAATTAATATTAAATTCAGAATCTTTTATAATCTCTAACCTGATTGGATCCACCATTACTGCTGCTAGTTGTACTGGACTGCATATGTATGGATCGCTTCCGTCCGTCTCCATATCGAAGACGCAAATTTTCCTATTATTTAGCATAAAGTCAGGTTGCTGGTTGCTCCGGCACTACTCTCTCTACGTCTTGTAGAGGCGTTACAACAACCTTGCTATTTGGATCGGATGTTAATTTAGCATTACAGCCAACTTTACAACACGAAATTCTTTCTTCTTTAACTTTGACATGGTTAGCGCCGTTGTAAACAAACTCGTCTCCAACAGCTAGTTCGAAAAATTTCATTTTAACTCCTTTGTTATGAGAACACTATATTATTTTAGATACACTAAGAAATAAGTCAATCTGCCAGAAAATCTCTAACTTGCATTATTTTGTCTAAAAGGGCCACGCCTAATATATCAAACTTGATTATACCCAAAGACTCAAGATCCCCCATCTCTAATCCGGCTATATTTTGACCGGTTTTTGTGTCATAAATCATTGGGCATAGTTCATTTAGATTATACGACGAGATTGCTACACCAGCGGCGTGTTTAGATTGATGGCACTTTGTTCCCTCCAACCTAATGGCTTGTTCAAAACGCTTTGCTAATGGTCCAGCAAGGTTATTAGAATCGTCGATATAGCACCATTGTTTGAGTTTGTCGCCATTATTTTCTAAGGCCCATCTGATTATTGAAGCTTCTCCATATTCTTCTTTCATTTCCTGTAATTCATCAGCTATTTTAGCCTCATCGGGTATGTGTTCTGTGATTTTATTTGTTTCATCAAATGATATATTGCCATATACCCTAAGTACTTCTTTCAGAGCGCCCCTGCCCTTAAGAGTATTAAATGTTATCATTTGACTAACCTTATCCCATCCGTATTTATTTTTTATATATTCTATAACCAGTTCTCTTTTGTTAATAGGCACGTCCACATCAATATCGGGCATGCTTATTCTTTCAGATGTATTTCTTCCGCTGTTATAAAATCTTTCAAAGATTAGATCATATTTTATTGGGTCTATAGATGTGATGCCGAGTAAATAAGAAACCAAACATCCAGCAGCACTACCTCGCCCAGGACCAGGAAGCCAATTATGTTGTTTGATAAATTCTATGATATCTCTGACTATTAAAAAATATCCGGCTAATTTTGCTTCTTTCAAAACATTTAGTTCTAAGTCTAGTCGATCTTTATAGTTATGGCCCAGTTTTAATTCTTTTAATTTTTGGTTTGTGATTTTACTTAAATATTCGTGTTCGGACAATTTTTCCGGACAAACAAAAGGAGGAAGCCTGGGGTTACTAAGAATATCATATTCTTCTATAGAATCTGATATCTTTATAGTATTTAATAGCTCTTCTTGAGTGTGAATAGATTGCATTTCTTCGTAGGATGGAATGTGATAATTATCTGACTTGAAAAATATATCCATGCAAAATCGTTCATTATTAATCAGCTTTTGATTTATTTCTGTAAAAGTTGTTTTTAGATTATTGCATAACAAAATTCTTTGATCGGCAGCATCTTCTTTTGAACAATAGTGAGCATCACAGGTTGCAACAATCGGAAAGTTGTATTTTTTTGATACGCTCCGATAGAAGTCAGTTAGAGTTTTTTGAACACTGTTTATAGACTGATCCATCAACTGGGCCTCCAAGTAAACATTGCTTTCTCCAAAGATGTTTTGTAGCTCGATAAATTTAGAAACCAAACACTCTTCTGCATTGCTTGTTAGTTGTTCATCATGTAAAATATCATCAGCTATAACGGATCCAGGATGCCCTGTTATACAAATAAAATCTTTACAGTTAAATTCTGATAAATTTTTTAAGGATAGTCGTGGTTTGTAATAAAAAAATTCTGCGCTGTTTGATTTTGACACAATCTGTAGCAAAGTTTTCCATGCTTGTAAATTTTTACACAATATCACCATATGTGATAGTTCAGAATTTTCTTTGGTTTGTATTGTAGCGTCTTGAGAACATATATACAGTTCTATACCAAGAATTGGCTTTATTTTTGCCTTTTTCATTTTTTGATAAAATTGTATAGCGCCACAAATATTACCATGGTCGGTTATGGCACAACTATGTATATTTAATTCTTTGCATCTATTAGCTATTTGTTCAGGCTTAGATAAGCCATCCAATAAGCTATAATGACTATGAACATGTAAAGGAGTGTACGTCATTTATTCCACGGAGCCCGGATCTTTGTATTTGCTTACATTATGGCCAACATGTGTGTACTTGTCAATCACGAAATCTATTCCATTCAAATCAGTATCATGTTTTATTTGTTCGCATTTGCACATAACTTGTCCAATATCAGTTTTCATGCCTTCTCTGTATTCGACAATTCCATTCTCAAACGAACTTTTTCCAAAGTGACACAACTTATTACATTTCCATGTTTTATTTAGTTTTGGTTTTTTGACAGATTTTATCGTTTCAAATTTTTGTCTCAACATAGCCTCTGTTTCTGGTAAATCTGATTTATCATAACACACAGAAAATGCGCCACCATCATTGATGAAGTTTATTGAGACTATAATATGCGGATACTCCGGATATAGCATACTAACAGCATAATGATACATTCTTAACTGAGGATCTTTTTGTAATTTTGCCAAAGTCTTTTCTTCTCCAGTTGCCCAATCTAATCTTCGTCCTGTTTTCCAGTCTATAATTTCTAAAGTGTCATTATTGATTTTTGTTATAAGATCTATTGTTCCTTTAATACCAAGATTGCCGCTTATTTTTCCTTCTTTTGTATCAAACTCATATTTTGCCCAAGGTTTATTTATTATTATGTCAAATTTTTGTTCTGGCTGCATAATATCTCTACGTCTTGGATCAAACATTCTATTATTATAAGTCAAAGCCTGATTAATCCATTTAATACAATCTTTTTTATCTTTCTCTTCCCATTCATGATGAGTAAACTGTGATGTATAATAATAATATACTTTATCTATTAATGAATGTATAAATGTCGCATCAAACATATCATTATGTTTAATGTTAATCTCACCAATAATATCATCTATCATGATCTCGTTATTATTTTGATGAGATTGTTTCATTATTGCTAATATTTCTAATACTTTATGTACTATTGTTCCTTTGTCAGCCTTTTTATTTGAAGGAGATCTGTGGCCAAGAACGTATTCTATAAAGTATTGCTGTTCACACATAGTATGAGTATTGTATGAACTACTTCGCAGATATGTAATTATAATGTTAGTATTCCTTTTTTGATAAGGAAATCATATATTATTTGATTTTGTTCGTTAATAGATATATCAATATTATTTATTACCAAATCAAAATTTTCTTCGGGATAATTCTCTTTGTCTAGTGCTGTTTCACTTGAGTGTGAAGATTCATAAGGATTTCTGGTTAACTTTATTACTATTCCGCCTATATTCTGTATAGCCTCAACCTCATCTGGAAATCTACAGTCAGCTATTATTGCTAAATGTGGTTTTTCTCTAAAGATCTTATTTATAGTAGCCTCAACCCAAACATTGTTTTTTAACTTCCTAAACAAATCTGTTCCTACAAATTGCATAACTTCTCTTGCTGTTAACCTTTTATTTTCCCAAATGCATTTAGTGAAAGTATTTTTATGCTCATCAGATCCATAACACTGCTCTTGTGTTAGTCCCAGAATACCCATACAAATATCTTTTTTTAATGGATCAGCAAAATTGTATATCCTGGCTTTTTCCCCATACATATTGCTTATAAATGTCCTGGCAACAAAATCAGAACATGTGGTTTTACCAGATTGTTTTCTACCAGCAAAAGCTATAATTTTTGTCATAAAATTTTTCCTATATAATCTTTGATTTGAATTTGTATTTCTTCTGGTGTCATGTCACCAACATCATTTTTAGTTATCTTTGGACAAAATATTCTATATGTTTTGGAGCATTTATTTGCTATTTGTTTTTTGGCCGTTTCTCCAGCCCCATCGTTATCTGTTAAAATAATTAAAGTCATAGCACCAGCTAAATCTAATAATAGTTTTTGCTTATCACTTAGCACAGACCCAAACATAGCAACGCTATTATGTATATCATTTTCTTCTAATCTCCACACATTACCAGGTCCCTCTACTAAAATTGCTATTCCGGTAGATTTTATATGATCTTTAGCGAACCAATAATTATATAAGTTTTCTTGGCTCTTAAAATCATAATTATGTTTCCATTTTGAATATTTATATCTGTTATTAATTTCTGGACAAGGATTTCCAGAGTCGTGATGACTCCTACAATTTTCACATTTTTCAAAAATACTTCTTCCGGTACATCCTATCATAAGTTTGTAATCATTGTCATATATTGGCACAACAATACGATTATACATTTCTTTGCCCTTGGACAAACAAACTCCCACATCATATTTGTCTAATATTTTTTGTGTATATCCTCTGTCAATATAATAATCACAGGGAAAAGATAGTAATTTTCTAACTTTTTCTCTAGGCACCCCTATAACTTTCTTTTTTGTATCGCTTGTGATATTCGTAACAATCCTAGCGAATTTAGATTTTTCTGTATTTTTTGGCTTTAAAATTTCTGGATTGTCATTAGCCAAAAACTTTTCTATAAATTGTAAGGTTTCATAAAATGTAGCTGTTTTATCTCCATTTTCTTTCCATCCATATTTATTTTTTGATAATAAGCCTCTAACAAATCCTATAATAGAACTCTTAAACGTTTCTTCACACTTGTGAGTTCTACATTTCCAATTTCCTCTATAGGATTCTCCATATGGATAAATATTAAAAGCCGACGGATTATCCCCCTCGTGTATTGGACAAGTAGAGATTAGCATTTTTGATGTTTGTCTATATTCTATTTGAAAATATTCAAATAGTTCTTCTATTTTTTCGCATAACAAATCTGACATATTCTTGATATCGTCTTGATTATATAAACGAGATTTGTTCATTATCGTCGTCATTATTCTCTTCTTTATCTTCTATTACAAAACCACCAGACTTATTATTTCCTTTATTTTTCATTAATTCTATGCGTGTTTTACCCTCTGTTATTTTTGCGCACCAACCTTTCATATTACAATTAATATAATCATTCTCATCCAATCCTCCTCCGTGCCTACTAATAACAGGTACTAATTTTCTGTTGCCATTTTGAGGACCATCCTCTGCCATTTCTTCATCTGTTTTTCGTTTAAAAATTGTAAAATTGCTACACAACCAAACAATTCTGTCTGATCCGCTTGCTGTGTCTGTGCTTTCTTTTGTTATGCCATCTCTATTGAGTTGTATAAATGCAACTATTGGCACTTTAAATTTAACAGCAAAGTTGTGGAGCGACGTCATCATAAATCCAAGCAATTGGTATTCTTTTAGGTCTTGGCTCATACCCTGAGTATCCATCAATTTTAGATAGTCATAAAAAATTACACAATCTTTTGCTGATCCATCAGAATTAAGACCAACTACTTTTGTGACCCATCGTCTCATTATGCTTAATTGTTCTTCAAACGCTTTGCCAGCAATCGATTTGTAATATATGGGGGACTCGGACAATTGTTTTGTTGCTTGATAAATTTTTTCTTTTTTCGCTGGCGATTGAGCAAATTTACCGGTTTCTATATCTCTGAGATCGTTTTCAGAAATCATTCCTATTAGTCTATTTATATGATCCTCTCTGGTCATTTCTGTATCAAGATTGAGTACTGGTATATTTTTATTAGCTATATTCCATCCCATATTATCCACTAATAGGGTTTTGCCAGTTTTTGGTCTAGCCGCTATTACATTTATAGTTCCTCGTCTTAAACCTCCGCCTATAGCTTGATCATATATTGGAAATCCAGTCGATATTCCTACTTGATCCACAGGATTTTTTTCAAGATCCTCCACATAGGACAGAGCATTATGTCCAACTAAGCAAGGATTGTTTTCTCCGTCGTTTAGTAAATTAGTGAAATCAAAAACTGTATCCTCGGCCAAAGATAATATCTTATTAATCGACTCGCTACCCGTCACATCAAGTATCTTATCCTGTGCAATTTCTAATTGCTTATGCAATAGTCTTGCTATTTCTAATTTTTTTATTTTTGCTGCAAATTTTCTTAGATTATTTTTGTCAACCGGAAATGATATGATAGACTTTAAATGTAAAGACTCTTCGTTCTTTGATAGAATATGATATAAATTTAATTCTTGCGCCACAGAATATATAGATGCAATATCTATTGTTTTGAATTCTTGTTGCTCAAAAAGCTTGTGTAAACACTTATATATGATAGTATTACTATCTATACTAAATGTGGTCTCGGTAATAACATCGGCAACATCAAGATATGCTTCATTGCCGTATTGAATAATACCAGACAATACAGCTCTTTCAGCAGCCGGATCCGTTAAAATCATTTTAACCCTCTGATGATGAACAGTTGTTACACTTGTATCTGTCTACAGATTCCGGAGCAAGTTTTGGGCTAATTTCTTCTGTTTTCCCACACAATCTACAAGTAACTTGCACAAGAGAGAATCCTCTGGACCTGGGGGTTGGTGGGAACTTATTTAATTTTTTATCTATTGCAGCATCAGATTTATGCATTGACATTTCTGGCATAGACAAGAATTTGTTTTCTCTTTCATTGTCTACAATGCGTTTGGATCTAGTAACGCTCTTATTGTTTTTGGGAGCAGTCTTTTTTTTCTTAGTAGAAGATTTCTCTTTCGGCAACATTCCCTCTAAAAGACCTATTAATTGTTTTATTTGCCCCGGATCAAGATCTGATAAATCACCCATTTTTCACCTTTAATTTTTGTACATTTAATAATATATTTGACAGATTATTGATGGAGGTCGCTATATATGATAGTCTGTTGAGTCTTTGTTTTGCATATTTCCTGATTTTTTCCAATGCACTAGCTTTATCATTGTGTTTTATTGCTTGTGTAGACTTTTCTATATATCCATATCCTTTGTATGAATTAATTTCGTCCGCAATAATATTTTTTATAGTATCCTCTGCCCAATCATATCTGGCTTGTTCTCTGTTAACTGTTCTTTGTGTATGAAAACTAAATTGCCCCAACCTATATGCTATTTGTCCACAATCTTCTGGTGTGAGTTTTTCTATCTCATCCCTACTCATTGTTAAATATAGATTTAGTTCATCCTCACTAATAGACGAAGAATTATATTTTGGCAATCCTATAGAATTTTCGTATTCATCTAAGATATTATCCCAATAAGAAATTTCTTCTTTTGCTGTCATGCTTTTATTATTCGTTGTTTCCATTGATCTAGGCTTTCATTAAATGGTAATTCTATGTATTGTATATTATTAATTTCACACCATTCTTGTTTTTCTCTATCTCTTTTCTTGTGCTTTACAAATCCCATAGCATTATTATGATAATGTGCTACGAATTTATAATGCTGTTCGCCATGAACTTCTATAGCTTTTTTTAACATGGGGATATAGAAGTCTAGGTATAAGGTTTGATTTCTACGCAACGATATATCTACTTCTTGTAGAATGGGTATTGTTGGATATATTTCTAATAATAATTCGTTGGCCTTTTTATGCAAACTAGAGATATTGGATTTTAAATTGACCATTTTTCCTAGAAAAGACCAATTATAAGAATTTCCATCCAGATCTTTCACGATCATTTTAGGCCCATAACACCTTTGATCTGGGTATATAGTTCTTTGTATGCGTCTGGATTATCTACTAGAAATTGTCTAACCTTTTCTATGCCTTGCATTTTCTCTTTTGACCCGGTTAAAAAAGACATGCTATACCAAGCACCAGATTTAGATATAAGCCCCATATCCGCTCCTAGGGTGGTCAGCTCCATCGCCTTGTCTATACCCTGACCATACCTTATAAAACTTTTAATGCTTCCACCAGGAGGCCCAAGAGCAGAACACTGAGCATTCCACTCTATTTCTTGACCTATTTGTGTTTCGTCGTCTTTTGATCCTATTTTCCACGGCTGATGAAATTTAGCCCTTAATTTTATATCTGTTTGATATGCAATAGCCTGTCCACTTTTTTCTTTCCACTCACTATGCCCCATTCCTGGATTGCCCATCAGATGAGTTATGCCAATAACAATATTTTTATTCACAGGAATAACATTAGCAACTTTTCTGCAAAATTTAGCTAATAACTTTGCACCATCAGCTCTTTGCATTTTGCTCATATCTGTTGTTATCTCTGCTTCTGTGCATAAGGCAGAATATGAGTCTATGATTAGAATACATTCAGGCTCTTCATTTATTATTCGTTCTGCTATTTGTAGATACTCTTCTCCATGCAATATTTTACCAGTTTGAGAGCCTATTATATGAAACCTATCAAGATCTAATCCGGGTATACCTTCTAGATCTCTTTTCTTTAGTCTACCTTCTATGTTTAGGTAATACACTTTTCTGGGGCCTCTTTCTCCATCATACTCTGGTTTTTGAGCAGTTGCACAGAAGTCGAGCGAGGTGGTGGTTTTTCCACATTTAGGCTGACCAGTTAAAATTACAAAACTACCCTCTGGTATTCCACCATTTAAGATAATATCAATAGCTGGACTAACCGGAATGGTCATAACATTTTTATCGACCAAAGATTTGCCAGATAAAATTATATTTTCACCAAAATCTTTTTTAACAGCTTCTTTTATGGTGCTAACCATTGTCTAAATCCTCTAGTGTTGATAATATGTTTTTTTGAACTTTATGTTGTTTTATCACAAGATTTTCTTTTCTTTCAATTTGTAAATCCAGGCTTTTGTTTTGCATAGATTCACTTTTTTGCTGTTCTGCTAGTATCATAGGAATCAAATACTTGGCCCGCAAAGAATAAATTCTACCACCCTTCTCTGTTTTCAAGGCCCTTATGATATCTATAGCATCATGCTTTTCAAGAAGTTTGTTAGCAGAAGCTATTTGATTTCTATAAAATAGAGACCATTCTTTACTATTCCAGAATCTAAAATGTAGATCTTTTTTATCTGCTCGCGCTTTATTTTCACAAATTAATTCTGTAATAAATTGGGCAGCAGAGACTTCTTTATTATTTGAATATTTGGAAATAAACTTCATTTGATCCTATAAATATTCGGATTGGACTGAGAAGATTTTCTGATAATCTTTTCTCTGTTGGCGTCATTGAGTTCGGATGCCTCTTTGGTCATAATAGAAACACTATTAGTCTTCTTAGAAGATGTTTCTCTTATCATAAGATCTTTGCTGGTGGGCTTTTTAACTTTAGTATACTGTTGATAGTCGCTATCAAAAAAATGTTGCAACCTATCCTGAGAAATATTAAGTTCTTGAGAAATATTTTCTATTTGTAGATTGTTTACATCTTTTAGATACAGAATAGCATAAATTTGATTTTTAGATAATGATTTCATGTTAGTTCCCTTTGTGCAGTATTAAGCCATGCGATATTTTTTGTTTTGAGAAAATTGAGATAAAGATCAAACACTTTTTGATTAACCTTGGTAAATTTCCATTCTGGTTTCCCTAGTTTTGCTAAAAATTTATTATGGTTGCCTTCTGAAAACATACCCATAGGATTATATATCCTGCCGTTTGGTCCTATTTTGATATAGTACATAAATTGGTCTTTGTATACTTTTTTTGCAAAAGCTCTTGACTCTTGCTGTGTAACAGGAAATCCGTCGCCATCAAAAATATCATCTTTACCTATCATTGTGTAAAAGATGGTTTTCGATTCATTTTCAGATTTTTCTTTGATAGAATATATTGTCATTTTTTCTTTGTCCATTTAATTTTAGGAGGCTTTTTAACTCTATTCATACCCTTTGGTAATGGCTTCTCTGGAACGTCTTCTTTGTAAGAATTATGTTTTCTGTATAGTTCGTTTTTTTGATCTTCGCTCATTCTATCAGTATTTCTTTGAGCCAAGTGTCCTAATGTTTTTAATTCATTATCTCCTAGTTTAACACTAGTATTTAGGGTGGACAAGTCCTCATGATAATTTCTGTAGCATCTTGTTCCGCAAGTTTCGCAAAGGTGATTATCGACATATTCTCGTATACAACATACGACAGAAAAAGTTTTTTTGCAAACATCACAAGAGTAAGAATATTCTGGCATTATACTAATTATGTAAATAAAAATTCCATTCCACAGGTATATCTTTTCTTATCTTAGTCAGAAAATGGGATATTGGCAAGTATTTCGTATGCTTTGTGGGTATATAGGGTTTGTTCAATAATTTCATTTTTGCTTGTTCCGGAGTTCTATTGCCTTTTTTATTATTACAACTGATGCATGCGGTAACTATATTGGTCCAATTTGTGGGAGAACCATTATTTCTATTCCACACAGACTTTGGTATGATATGATCATATGTTAATGATACCTGAGACATATTAGATCCACAATATTGACATTCAAAATTATCTCTAATAAAAACATTTTTTCTTGAAAAATTCACCCGTTGATTATTTAACCTATAATAAACTTTACTTCTAATAACGCAAGGAATGGGATATTGTTTGCCAGCCGTTCCTTGTATAAAATCATCCTTATAAAAGTCTATAATTTCTATATTAGAATTTTCTGTGGTTAACCATATCATAGCCCTTTTCCAATCTACTATGATCAATGGCGTATAGTCAGCATTCAACACTAAGCATCTACTATTTTCTTTCTTCATTCTCGTATGTTTCTAACTTATCTAAAATGCTAACTATGATAGGATTTCTGACTATATCAGATGATTCTAATCTTATTAGAGACACCCCATCTATATCGTTAAGAACGCTCATCAAATCATTAAATCCGCCTTGAAGATGTTTGCTTAAGTCCGACTGTTTCACATCCCCAGTTAATACCATTTTACTGCGTTGACCAACCCTTGTCAATAACATTTTTAATTGATCGTATGATGCGTTTTGACACTCATCCGCTATAACAAAAGAGTCATGAAAATTACGACCCCTCATTAATCCCAATGGCACAACTTCTATCTTATTATTTAATTTTAAAGATGCATATTGAGCCATTGGTATAAAATGTAAGATTTCGTCTACTATTGGCAATAAATATGGATGAAGTTTTTCTTCTGCTGTTCCAGGCAAATATCCTATTCTTTCGCCTGCTTCTAAAACTGGTCGTGTTATAATGATTTTTTTAACTTTATTTTCCAAAAGATATTCCAGCGCTACTCCAACGGCAATATGAGTTTTTCCGCTACCAGCTAATCCTTGACAAAAAGTTATGGTATTTCTATGCACATTATCTATATATAACTTTTGATTGCTGGTTCTGGGAGTTAATTTGTTTCTATAAGCATAGCCAATTTCTGGAGTTATAGAATTGGTAGCATCAATTGTTTTCTTTTTTCTATTGGATTTATTATTTTTTTTCAATGATTTAGCCTTTTGAAAGAGGAATCAAATTAGACAAGCGCCGCCTGCACAACTAATTTCCTCTATTCCCGCAGTATTATCTTCCATTTCCAATAGTTGTGTATAATCAACTTTTTGAAAACTATTAAATAGATCACAGTAAATTTTCCAATTATAAACATCTTTCATGCAATATGTTAATCTTTTTACATCTCCATCGAAATATTTACCAGCAAAGTTTTTCATTTTTGTAACAAATAGTAATTTTTCTTTGGAATCATTTTCTTTAGCTTGATTCATGCTTACATAATCACAAGCGGCCCAAACATTATTATCAAATGCATTAAGAGCCAACTCTATTAATCCAGAACACCACAATGCGGCGTCTCCGTATTCTTTTACAATTTCTCTGCTGGTATATACAGTAGTAAATGGAGCTTGTGGATAGTCTTTATCTCCGCTTTGAGGAATAAGGCTAATGCCAGCAAAATATTTTCGGTTTTCGTATATGTATTTTGTAACATCGTCCCATTCGTCTGGTTTAACAGTCACGGTGTTGCTGACGTTGTGACTAAGATATTCTTGAGTACATAGTGTTTTATTTTTTCCACTATTTACCCAATGCTTTTGAGTATCCTTAACCACTTTAAGCATATCTACTGCTGGTAATTGATTTTTTAATTTTGCCCCATCAGGAACTTCTATAGGAAATTTAATAACCTCATCAGTATTATTAGCTGACCAACGAGACTGTTCGCAGGCTTGTGGGTTTACCTGTTTAAAGTGTTGGTACGGAGCTTCTAAAACATTGGCCTGCACATGGCGTATATAGCGTTTAGCGTGATGTGGATGAATACCAGAGCTTGTCCCAAGCATGCTTGAGGATGTTCCTTCTGGTTTTAAACAAGTTACTCTGGCTGCTTGATTTATTCCAATTTTTTTAGCAAATTCTTTGTTTGTTTCTACAGCAATTTTAGCACCATTTTTTAATACTTTTTCTGATAGCACCAGATCATGTTTTTCCATTGTGCCAGTTAAAGAAACTCCCAGTAAAGCCTCTCTTTCAAAAATACGCTGACTAGTTTCACCAAGATAGTCCAACTTAGTAAATCCAGCTTGTAAAGTTCCTATAATAGCAGCAGCCCTGCATCTTTCATAAAAGTCGTTTTCATTTTCTATTGATGAGCAATTAATGGTGGTTAGATTGCATCCTTGCCAACCGCTTTTACCAGAAGTTTCATCCACAGGCCACATAC